TCCGGTGGATACATACGCACCGGCATTGATTCCGGCTCTCATGCCTTTTCTGTTGGAGAAGTGAACGTACTGTAATCGAGGATCTTCAATCATTTCCTCTGGCCAGTAGCCATCAAGCGACACAATGATCTGGATGTCTCCAGTAGCTTTGGAAAGTAAATCGGAAATTGTCTTGTTGAGAAAGCGTTCTTTGTTGACCGGAATGAGAATGGAAACCTGACCTTCAACCATTCAGGCAGGATATAAGCCGACTTTAGTTATACGCAAATCAAGCGTCAGGGAACGAAGGTGAAGCAGAGCTTGACCGACTAACTGACGAGCTTGGCGAGACAGATGCACTAGGACTTCCAGATGCACTAGGTGAAGCAGACGCACTCGGAGATTTGGAGGGCGACACGCTGGAACTTGGAGAAGCTGACGCACTAGGTGAGGCCGATGCGCTTGGTGAGGAGGACTTGCTTGAAGAACTTGAAGGACTGACCGAAGCAGAGCTAGACGCACTTGGTGATTTACTAGCACTTGGAGATTGGCTCTTACTAACAGAGCTAGAAGGACTGACAGAGGCAGATCTGGATATAACGTCAGACGTTATTAACTGCCAATCTGCAGTTACATCTGTACCAACATTCACATAGAGATTTGGGCCACTCTTATCTAAATCACGAAACAGACAGCCCTTTTTGAAGCCACTATAGTTCCAGGGTAGGGTATTTCCTTCTGCATCAAGGATTAAATCGCTATCATCTGTTCTGTAGACTTTATTCGTAACATATTGCAACCTGGCTGCCAAGAACGCTGCCTCACTTGCGGTACGAAGTGCGGAAGCTATTGCGACTATTCGATTCAGCTCATTTTGATCTGAAGCGGATAAGTCTGTAAGTAGTTCAAAGGTTGCCATATATGTTGTATTTCTCTAGTAGTGGGGAGAGCCGCTCGGTGAGAACGACCCTCCCCTTCAATTACTATTAGGCGGCTAGGTTGAATGTTGCAAACAACTCAGCGGCAAAGTGACGACGGGTGTCAGTTACTTTAGCTCCGTACACGAACAGATCTTTGTAGGCCGAACCGAAGTTGCCGATTAGATCTTCTTCCATGTTGGACTCAAGTAGCTTCTCAGCAAAGGTCGCCCAGTTGGTGTGACCTGCCAAGACTCTGAAACCGTTGATGTTGTCACCAGTCAAGCGGTTAGACTTGAAGATCTTGAAGCCTTGCAACATACCGATAAAGCCTTTTTTGACTAATTCGTCATAGGCTTCCGGTACATGGAGAGCAATGTTGTTGCCCTGGACAAGCACGGTTTCAAACTCCGGTGGAACGACCATCCAGCGATCTGAGTCAGGTACGCTTGAGCGATCACCACGCTCTGCGGTATCAAGTTTGACCTTGAGTGCAGAAACGTAGTCGAGCAAGGTCGTTTCCGACACAGCTACGACTGTGGCTGCTTCAATCTCGAACGAAGCTCCTGCACCGATTGCGCCACCTGTGTAAGCAGATGCCACATCGTCAAGATCATCTTCGATCACGATGGAAGTTGCACTAGCGTAGGACTTCACACGATACCATTTAGTATGACCTGCAGCTTTGAAACCTCGGCCAACCATAGCAGCGGTGAAAGTCGTGCCGTCACCAGTTACTGCACCAGTTGAGGTCGTGACAGTCACTGTACCTGTGGTGTAGGAAGTACCAACACGATTGCCAGCAGCTACGTCACCGTAGAGGCCAAGCACATACTCGTCAACATTCTTGGAACGCTCGTCAGCTTTTTGAGCTACGACAGCAGAGTGTGGGCTTTTGACGTAGGATAACCAACGATCAATAGTTTTCTCTGTCCAGTAGAATGACTTGTATTGGTCAATCGTAAGCACTGAGTTGTTCTCGTAGAGGGAATCTGGTGTCAGATTAGCTCCGGAGTAGATCTTCTCAGAGATGCGAGCGATGTTCAGAATGTTCAGTTTTGAACCGACAGCGTTAATTTCGCCCTCATAATCTCGATTGACAATCGAGTCTACTAAGTTGCGGTCATAAAACTCCCGCATGAGTTTCTGAGAAAAGCCCTCAGCGACTTTTGTGGCATAGGCACTGGCCATAAAGACTCCTTTTTTACTACTTGTTAGGGTCTTGCCAGTCCTGCGATGAGGGTTAGGAAGCTATGACTGCGAGATTAGAGGTCGGTTTTAGTTATTGTCAAATATCTTCTTGCTCGATCTTGCCAGCCTTGAGTAGTTCAGTAAACTTCTTGTAATCTGTTTCTCGAAGCTTGCGACCATCCTCGACACTTAGTTTTCCAGTATCCGGCTTTGATTTGTCTCCACCTTTACTAGACTCCAGAAGTGATCCCTTGTGTCGTTTGGTTGGGGTAGCGGTGTAGAGAAATGCTGAAACAACATCTTCCAGGTCAACGCCTCTGCGAGAGGGTTTATTAGCAAAGGCCATGAACTCAGCCTCTTGACCGTCTAACTCTGGATGTTTGGTCAGCACACTTGCATCACCGATAAAGGTTTCAACCTTCTCGGCCCACTTGTCAGCTTCGGAGAACTCCGCTGTAACACCAGATAACAGTTCAAATCGTTTCTTGTTGAGGTAGTTGTCTCTGGCAAATCTTCGTTCCAGAGTGGTCATGTCCTCCCACTCATTGCCAAACTCTTTGGATACTTCATCCTCCGTTGGTTCGGGTAGCTTATTCGCCTTTTCAATAACCTCAGTCAGTTTCTTGTTTTTACTGTGGAGGATTTGAGCTTCTTTGGTTGACTCGACATACCTTGTCTTGTAGTCGTTCTCCTCTTTAGCTTCCTCGGTTTTAGTCTCAGCTTCGGTGCTAGGTTCAGTCTTAGCTTCCTCTTTGGGTGCTTCCGACTCTTTTTCCGGCTTTTTCTCGGCAGCAATCAACGCTTCAGCCTCAGCGACAGCCTTAGCAGCGTTTGCGTCAAGTTCCTCTTTGGTGGGTTTTACATGGGATGGCATACCAGTCCTTTCGGGTTAGGTAATGTGTTACTGATTGTTTGCAATTAGTTGTTCAAGCTCCGACTTGCTAATACCAAACTTTGGGGTAAGTCCTAGTGATTCGGCCTTTGCTCGCAACTCTTTCATTGGGGTTGATTTGACCGGATCAAGAAACTGCGAAAACTTCTCACGCTGCTCAGGGGTGAGGTATTCAGCTCTTGCCCGCAGAAATGCCACATTCATGTCGTTTAATTCTCCAGGTGTTAGTTCGAGAATCTTATTCAGGTATTGTTGTGCTTCTATGTTCATCCCTTGAATCCTGCTAGTGCCGACTCCAGTGCGGCCTTTGCTCGATCTGGAGAGGTAAGAAATGCCTCCAAAAGCATATAGTTGCGAAGTCTGGACTTGAGGTAGGTGTCCTGTTCTTTGTTGAGTCCGACCTTGCACAATTCTTCTTCGACTCCTGCTTTCATGCCCTGAACGTATTGTTTGATTTTCTCGACTGTCAGTTGATTTTGTTCGACTGCTCCGTAAAACTCATGTAATGATTGCTTCTCGGCAGAGTTGAGATCCTCATACTTCACGCCGATCTTGCTTAGAAAATCATCTACCTTCATGCTTGTCCTCCTTGTTGAAACTGTGCGAACTGTTGGGCTATTGGGGAAGTCGGTTGTTCAGTACCGGCCTCAGCTCCTGACTCCATAGGCTGACCGGCCATCATTTCCTGTTGCTGTGCCTGAGTTTCCATCATTTCCTGGTTTGATCGTTCAACTTCCATGACCTGAGATACTTCATCCGGAGTCAGATCAGCAAACTCAAGTAACTTCTCTTTGTAGATTTCCTGCATCCTGGTATTGCCGGCCATGATCGTAGCGACAGCGTTGATTCGCTCCAGTCGGGTTGCGTCTTTGTTCTGTTTCTCATCCTGACTCCAAACACGAACCTGATATCCGGAACGTGAAGCCCAATCTTTCGGATCAATGATTCTTGGGTAAAGGTCTTTTCCGTCTTTGCCACGTTTATAGATTTTGACTGCGTTTAGTTTGTCGCTGGCCGCTTCAATAAACTTCTCAAACTTGGTAGCTCTAGCCATCCAAGAGGGTGTGTAGAACTTACTCATGGCCTGAGTCATTTGCTTGGCCTCTGAGAGAGCTAACTGAATCTCGCCAAGTGTTATTTGTCGTTGAGTTTGAACCCCTTGCTGTGTTGCGGTTGCTCCAGATGCCCTCTCGACCATAGTC